GCCGGTGAGAGTAGCTGGCTCAATAGGCCCACTAGCATTGCCATGGTCGTCATAGATATGAGCAGCTTGGAAAGTAAATTCTCCCATCAAGCGGCCGCCATCAATGGTGATGTTTAGAGACTCTAGCTTGCAGCCTGTTGCATAACTGCGCACCCCAACGCCATCAATGCGAAAGGCCACCGAGCTGTTGACGGTGCCACTGTTGTTGCCTCGAGGCACATACCAAGTTTCAAGCAGGCGTACCACATCAGGGGCAGTTGTATTGAGGGCTCTAGAGAGCTCGGGGCTGTAGCCGATATCAGTGCCAAGACCTCCGGCATCAAGAGAGGTCACATGTGCATATTCTGCGCGGCCTGATAGCTCGATACCAATGAGCCCACCGAGCTTAAAAGAGGCCAATGAAGTGGCCGTGAATCTATTGTTGCTGACTGCAGCAGTCACAGTGTCAGAGGCTGCTGCAGGGATAGTGCGAGCGAGGCCAGCCCCAAGGAGGAGGCCCAATGCAGTAGCGTCATAGTTGGCAGCGCTGTTGCCGAGCGTTGTAAAATCACAGCGCACTGTGATGGTGCCTGTGCGTCTCTGCTGCCGAGCGCCACCGACTGATGTGGTATCGAGCTCTGGAGGTAAACCATGGGGGCCATCTCGGCCCTCATTGCGCTCAGATACTGGTGGCTCTCCTGGCACAACGATTGGGTCACGCTCACAGGGGATGCTGTAATAGGTTAGGCTGGTAGGGTTAGGCACACCAGTGCCCGAGGCCACAGAGCCAAAGACAGACTCAACTGCAATGGAGAGGGAGCGATGAGTGACAGCCATTAAAATGCCTCCTGATAAAGTAGGTCAAAGGGGATGGCCAGCAGAATAGCCATAGGGTTGCCATCCTGCCCAAGCACAGGCGAAGAGCTAGGCTCCCCTGTGATGAGAGAGGTGATGCCTGTGTTGGGTAAATCATAAGCAGGGTCACGCAGCGCATTGATGATCTGCGCGGCATCCTCTCCCATCATGCGCTCAAGCAGTCCCACATCTCGAGGCACATCATAGCGCACGCGCACCTCTGCCGTGAGGCGTTTGCGGCCGGTAATGCCTGCTTGTCCATCATCGAAAGGTGGAGTAGTGATGCGCAGCTCAAATAGGCGCAGAGTATTTACTCGCCTATCTGTGAGGAGCTCCTGCCCTCGAGCAGCATCAATGCACACAAAGTTTTGGGTGCTATCTGTTTTGCTGGCGAGCGCCTCAATGCGTTCTATCAGCAGATCAAATGCAGCACTGATGCCCTGACTCATCGCAGCTTCTTTCTAATGCGCGCAGCAATCGCATTGCTCAAGATGTTGACCTCTTGATTGGTTAAGCCAATGAAGCCTCTTTTGTCGTCAACATAGTAGCCATAATGCCTAACAGCAGGCGATAGGCCGATAGAGTAGGCCTCACGCTTCACGCTAGTGGGCACAATATTGTTGACCAATGCTCCTGAGAGGGTGAGGTCTACCTCTGCAGTTTGATTGCTGCCCCCCTGCACACGCCTACGGGATTCATGCTTATATTGGCGATAGCCGCTCTCATAAAATATGCTTTTACCTGTGCGACTAGGCCTGCCCCCCTTGGGCGATAGGCGAGCGCCTTTCTTGGCCACATACATAGGCTTTGTGCTGTAGCCTTTGAATCTGCGACCATCATCATCAATGCCCTGATAAATGCGTCTCTTGATGAGAGCGATGGTATCTAGAGCAGTCTGCGCAGAGTCATTCCTAGACCAAAGGTGTGGAATCTTCACTTTTCTGAATCTGACTGTTGTGGGCATTAGTGCTGCATCCCTCTCCACCGTGGAAAGCGCTGCGCTAGGTCACGCTCTCTCTGGGTTGGTTCGATGGTGGGGAGAGTAAACATGCCGCGCACATCAGAGGGGCTGCCACCAGCCCGGCGCAGGTCGATCTCATCTGCATCAATGAGGCCATCATCATCTGTGTCAATTGTCAGCTGCTTGAGAGCGCGCTCGAGGAGCTCCTCTGCGCGCTGCTGCATGCGCTCGGAAATATCGAGCTGCGCCCCCATCTCATAGACCAGCTGCGCTGCCATGTACCTATGAGCCGGCCTAAACACCTCTGGGTTAAAGATATCATCCTCAGACTGCTCTGGGCCGATATGCTCACGCACCCTCAGTGCGAGCTCCTCGAGGGCTGCGCTCACCTGTGGCTCTAGATCTTGCTGCCGCCTCGGCACCATATCAGCCAGCTGAGGCATTTGCGCCACCAAGTCACTGTGCGTGACCCCTGTAGAGAAAGGCCTGCGCACAATCTGCACAGTGCCCTGCACAGTGGTCACTCGATTGGTAGGGGTGGCTGTGGCTGTGTAGCTGATGCGCCATGATAGGCTGCCTCTGGTGGCTGTATCTGCAGAGGGGATCGTGTGCATGTATGCAGCCCATCGCAGGGTGGCAGCCGAGGAGAGGGAGAGGCCTCGAGGCAGCACATCAGCTAAAATTGCTGTGGTGCCGTCAAGCCTATCGACGGTCACACTAAACACCCCATCCTCATCCGTGATGAGAAAGGCTCGGCCTGTAGTTGGCCCAATCAGGTAGACGCTCGCAGCGCCTGCAGTCAGGGTGAGGGTGCGTCGATCACTGCCAATAGCTGTGACGCTGCGCTCACTCCTCACCTCTGTCATTGTTGCAGAGCCAGTGCCACCGCTCGGGGTGGTGTAGCTGATGGTGGGGGCAGCATTGAGGGGTTCAGGAGCCTCCCAATAAAGAGCATAATCCTGATTCTGTGTAGCCTTCATCTATCCCCCCTCGCCTTGCTGTTGGCCTCTCTCACATCAGCATCAGTGCCTTTAGTGATATTGGCGCTCTCAATGAGCTCCTCACTGATAGGGGCCCATGTGTGTCTACAATTATAGCCGCCACCTCGAGTCAATGGGGGCTCTATTTGATAGTTGTGCAGTTTATCCACCTGCGCCTTGGTGAACGCTTTACCAACTAGGACTCTACAAAATCCTCGAGTGATGCCATCCAATGGGCCTACATATAAATAGTGCTCGAGCCCAGCAGATTCTGCTGCTACAGCAGTGAGCTCGCGCCCAAATGATGTGATGGCTGTGCGAGCCTCTGTTATCTGCCTACCCTCTGCCGAGCGCAGCGCAGCATCTAGTGAGCTCACCACCTCTGAGGGGTCAGGGATGAACAGAGCCCCTTGCAGAGCATCACGCACTGCGCGCTGGGTGTCTGGGATGATCACATCCTCTAGGATGCTCTCCACTGTCTGATTGGCTAGAGCCTGGCCTATGCCCTCAATGTCGGCAGTATTAAAACCTCTAGAAGAAGCCAGCAACAACTGCTCAACGTTGGCCAGCGTCTCACGCTCGGCATCAGTGAGATCTAAAACTAGATCACCGAGGCCTGCCTCTAGCAGCCAATCAGATAGCTGCTCTCGTTTCATGTTACGCAGTGCATCAAGCCCACCGCTATCAGCGGCCGCTTGCACTGCATCAGAGACTGCTACCTTGGCCGCTCTTAGTGACCTGCGCAGCTTTCTATCTAGCGCGGCCTCGAGCTTAAGCTGTGCTCGAGTAGCGCGCAAAATATCCCGCTGCCTAGCTGTATTTGCCTGCTTAATTTGCGAAGCTAAATCAGCTAGAGCACGCTCATCACCATCCTGCTCTGCTAGCTGGTGGTGCTGGGAGCATAACGGGCACCCCACCGTGATTTAGGCGAGGCAATTGGTGAGCAGAAGCCCACGCGTGTAGTCAAGGATTTTGAACTGCTGAACATGCTCGCCGTAGACATGACGGCGGACGCGATCGAGGCTGTCATACTGCCCAGCGACATAGTCCTTGTATCGGAGATCAAGGCCACAGACCGGCATGACCTTTACATTGCCTGAGACTTTAGCCTCTGGCATTGCACCGCGCATGAGGTAGAGGCCGATAGTCTCCCCCTCCCAAATCTGCGCCTCACTCGAAGTGGCCCCTGCAACTGCAGTCTCACGCCGAGCCTCACCAACATAGACATGCTGCAGCTGGAAGACGCTCTTGAGCACCTCGATCACATCCTGATTGGGGAGGATGCGCAGGCCACTAGCAATGCCATTGCCGCTATTGCCAACGAAGCTGCGTACCTCTGGATTGCGTGCGAGCTCACGGAAGACATTATAGCCGAGCACCATGGTGTCAGGCATGATGCCGTGATTGGTTGCGCGCAGCACATCCATCTGCTCATGAATGTAGGAGAGAGGCTCTCCACCAGCTGCGTCAAACTTGGTTGCAGGCGTTGCTGTGGTGAAGCTCACAGTGTCAAAGAGTGCATCAGCAGCTCTCTTCTCCTGCGCCAAGAGTAGAGCGCGCTGCACTCGGCGTGCGCTGCGCATCTCTTCGCTCATTGGGTATTGTGAGTCTTCAATGTCCTCCATGGCGATGGAGTCAGCAAAGCTGTGAATCTCACACTTAAAGGTGGTGCTCGATCGATTGAAGTGAGAGAGCTCCTGCCGTGATGCACCGGGTGCGCGGCGGCTGTCTGCACCTGGCTCACCCATGAAGCTGCGGCTCTCCTCTGAAAGGATAGTGCCGCTGCGCTCGGTGACCTGCACAGGCTCAAAGACCTTGTCTGCAATGAGCTGCATATCACTGGGGATAGCCTCATTGAGGACGCTTGAAAGGATATTATCGACTGGATGTAAACCGCTATATGATGGGCGAGCCATTTATACTCTCCTTAAGCGCCAAATTCAGAGGCACCGGTGAAGAGGATGAAGACCTCCTGACCGTTTGCAGTGGTGGTGTGATTGACATTGGGGAGCCAGCGGCCGATAGCGTACTCATTGTCGCCTGCACCGCTTGCTAGGTAGTCAATGACTTGGCCTGATGCGTTAGCCATGACAAGCCCACCCTCGGTGAGATTTGCGCCTGCCACTGCCTTGGTGAGGCCAAAGATAGCAACCTCAACGGCCTCATCAGCACCGGCAGCTGCACGCTGTGCAATGCCGTCTGCTTTCTCGCCTGCAACTGTGACAGGGGTGACCTTGCCTGCGCTGGTGAACTTGACCAGCTGCAGAGCAGTGATTGCTGCTGCGCTCATGCGCGTGACGATGATATTGTTATCACCCATAATTAACCTCCAAAGACTGAGCTGAAGAGCTGTGGCTCTTCACGCTGTAGACGGCCCCAGGCCTCTGTGAACTGAATGGACTCTGCCTTAGCTAGCTCTTTGACGCGCTCGGTGAGTGAGTCTCTAGTAAGCTGCTCACCGCTAGCGCCATGACCAACTTCTGACAGATTGACGGTTTGATTAGCTTGCCGACGAGTGAGCATCTCCCATGGGAGGCCATCACCGCGCTCACGAAGAGCCCAGAAGTTTTCTGCATATGCTCGCTCATTTGGGCTGATGCGGCCGCTGTGAATAAGCTGGTCAAGCTCAGCTGTCATGCGTGCAGTGCGCTCTGCTTTCTCGAGGCGTGCTACCTGCTCTGAGAGCTTGGCAATCGTTGCAGCCTGCTGGCTGTTGTCAGCCGTGAGGCGCTCTGTGAGATTGCGATACTCACCCATTTTCTTCTTCTCCTCATCCTCTTCAGCCAGCTTCTCCTCATCAGAGCCTTCTGCCAGCTTCTCCTGCTCATCCTCTTCAGCCATTGACTGTGCCTTGAGGCGGCCCTCGAGCTCTTTGACGAGTGCATCCTTTTGGCGCAGCATTGAAATGAGCTGCTCTGTCTCGAGCCCCTCTAAATTCTCAAGATCCATAGATCCCTCCGAGAGAGTGACACGTCCCACAGAGGACGCAGCCTGCTGGGGTCGTGGGGTTAAAGTGATTGCGAGCAACTGAGCGCCACCTGTGCGCTCACCGCTCTCCCTTGCGAAGACCTCACCGAGGATAAATTCTGGTGAACTCCACAATGTGCCGCCTGCCGCCTCAACAACTTCAAGGCCTCGGGCGTTGTAAGCAGGCACAGCGATAAGCTGCCTACCATCATCAGAGAGGCGCAGCGCCACCACCTCGCCAAGGGCTCCCCCTGTCTCTGGGGTACTGAGCCCAGCGTTGGGGCTGCTCTGATGATTCCAGTCAATGATCACAGGGTCATTGGCTGCGCGTGTGTCGAAGACCCTTTTCAGCTCTGCTAGGTGCTCGGGTGTCACCTCTGTGATGAGCTCGCCACTCATGCGGCTGGAGACTCTGCCGGTGGCCAATGTGACAAATGGCCGGCCCAGCTTCTGCCCCTCTTCTAGCACTATTGTGAGCCCATCGAGGTCAAAAGGGGTAGCCTCTGAAAATGCGCGCACGCGCTCACTGAGCTGCTCTCTATCTGCTGCATCCATTTGCTTCACCAATTTTCTGGCCCATGAAAAGCCGGCATCACCACCCCAGCCCTGCCAGGCCTGCCAACCCTTGCCCTGCTGGCCCCATGTAGAGCCCTTCTTATCGACCTCATGCCGGCTGAAGTAGGCCAACATGCGCCGAGCAATCTCGGGGCTGATCCGCTTGCCGTTGGAGAGGTCACGCGCACGAGCGAGCCCCACAGGGGTCATGCCCCTCTGCGAGCTGGGCTTGCTGGCTCTGACCTCGAGGGCTCGAGCAGCTGCCTCTCTCACGCCTGCAGGTGGTGTGAAATCAATGTGGCTGTAGCGCTCGGCCAATTTAATGGGAGCTCGCTTCTGTCTATTGATTTTGCGCTTAAAGCTCATTGAGCCCCCTTGCGCATTTTGCGGTAGCGCTCGGCCAATGCCAGCGCACCACCACCCCCAACGCTCGCAGCGCTGATGCGGTCAAAGTAGCTGCGGCTCGCCTCCTCTGGGAGCTCCCCAGCACCAATGCGCTCTCTAATACTGCGCTCGAGGTCATCCTCTGGTGTGAGCAATCCGAACTGCACCAACTGACCCAATGAGACAAGGCTCTCTGCTAGGTCATCAGAGTCTAGACCGCTATGCACCAATCGTGGCAGCTGCGAGGGATTGACCTCTCCATAATTCCATTTGATCAGGCGGCCTATAGTGCCTGCGGCTCTTCGATCCATGCCGCCCACTCGAGAGGCGACAATGTCGCAGAGGTTGAGAGCGCTGCGCCTAAACACAGATAGGTGCACCTCACCCACGCTGCGTGCGCCTGTGTCCGTGATGCCTAGGTGCATAAACTGCGCTAAGAATGATTGAGCAATCTGATGGTCACACTCTCTGATGATGGCGAGCGCATGAGAGCTATCTAGCTTCTGCTCTCCATAGGTCTGGAAACTGACCACAGGGTTATCCACCAAGAAAGCCTGCTCTTGAGCCACATAGGCCTGTGCCTGCGCTGCAGCTCGGTCAATCATGGTGTCAATGTCGTGATCAGTAAGGCCCATCTCCTCGGCCATCGATCTGTTGACACTGATGCGAGGGGTAGCCACTGCCCATCGCTCGACACCTACCCCAATGAGATTGCTAGTGCGCTGCTTGAATCTCCACCACCACCAGCCAGCACGCAACAAGCCTCTGCCCTCAAAATTGGAGCCTGTTTGATTGATATTGAGGAGGAGCAATTTATCAGCTGGGATAGGGAGGGGCTGCCTCTGACCTCTAGCTATCTGAGTCACGCCATCAAGGTTTTGACCGTCTGCTGAGTCCCAACGCAGGTGAGCTGATGGCTCTCTATCTGCAAAGCGATCAAGCCACACTCGAGGGGTGCCCAAAGCACAGGGAGCAATGCGATAGAGCTCTTCAAAATAGCGGTAGCCAATGGGGGCAAATTCCCACATGTAACTGAGTTGATCTTCCCATGATGTACTCATCATGCCGGGGTAGCCATCAAAGCCCCAACACTCGTTTGCATATCGGCAGAGCTCCTTTGAGAGCTCATCAGATTCATCGCCTGGCACCCATCGCCAAGCAGCCTCTAGCAGGGTTTGCTTGAGCACTCGCCAGCTTGCCTGCACGCACGCATCAGTGGCCAGCATCTCCTCTGCCTCACTGATCCAAGCAGAGCCCACAAGGCGATTATTCTGCTCTTTTCCTGTGATCTGACCTGCCTGCAAATATGTGCCGCTGATGCCGCGCACACGCAGGTTGGGTGAGCTAGGAGCGCCCCTATAGGGCAAATCTCTGTTAATATAACCCTGCTTATACACTCACACCTCCTCGGTGTGACTTTTATCACAACAACCACAGTGTGACCAATATCACAAAATGATCAAGCTTAACCCTCTACAGTTAGATTTAATCTCAGCTCTTTTGCGTCAAGAAACGATGATTGCAGTGCGTGCAGGCTGGGGTAGCGGCAAAACCTCTGCGCTTGTCTTCGCCTTGATGTGGGCGGCCAATATGCGCCCCGGCCGCAGCTCCCTCCTCATCACTGACACTGCGCAGCGTTATCGCACTGTGCTGCAGCCAGAGATTGAGAAGTGGCTCGGCCCAATGGGCTGGACATTCTCACAGACTCAAGGGGTATGGACTGACCCTGCCACAGGCTCATCTGTGTGGTGCCGCTCTTATTTCAGGCCGGGCACTAGAGACTCTAGCCATAATCCCCTCGAGGGGATCAACGCTACTTCTGGCATTGCCCTGATTGATGAGGCGCAGACAATGACCGAGGAGGTGGCCTTCAAGGCCCTCGGTCGGCTGCGCTCTGGGCCATCTCCTATGTTGGTGATGTGTGGCCTGCCTGTGATGGATGCTTGGTGGGTTCGCATGGCAGAAGATGCAAAGTGCAGCCCCATCATGCACACCAGCTATGCCAACAGAGAGAATCTATCAGAATCATGGTTTGAGGCCACCGAGCAGCTTCCCCCAGAGGAGAGGGCAGCAATGATTCTCAACCAGCCCAAGCCTGCCTCTGGGCTGGTCTATTCAGAGTGGGGAGAGGAGAATATCGTAGACGGCTGGGCATATAGAGAGGACATGACTGCACGCATTGCGATTGACTGGGGCTTTAGAAAGCCCAGCGTGCTCATCATTGCCCATGATGATCAGCTTGAAGCTGATGTGATCTGCGCAGAGATCAATCCGCAGGAGGTATCCCTAGCCGAGCTCACAAGGCTCATCCTCTCGATTGCATGGCCTCGAGCTCACAAAGACTCTGCACCTGGCAGGCGCATTTGGCTTGATGCAGGGTGCGGTGACAAAGCTGGGGCTGCTCGATCAGATAGAACAGCACAGAGCTCCTTTAGAGAGCTGCGTCTACCTCCCCCTGATGGCCTTGGCTTGCAGCTGCGATGGTCTACCAGCCCTGTCAAAGTGGACATCATGAATGGAGTGCAGAAGCTGAAGAGAGCTCTCTGGCTGCGCAAGTATCGAGTGACTCGAGAGGTATGGGATGCAGGCCGAAAGGCACAGGGCAACAGCCTGCGGAAAGCATTGGCCTCATATCGATGGGACAAGAAGAAAGAGCAGCCAATCAAGGATGGCCAAGAAGATCCCTTAGACGCGCTGCGCTATGACCTCATCTGCTGGCGTTGGGATGACGACAAAGCGCAGGAGCGCAGGAGTAAATCATGGGAGCCTCAAATTAAAGCTGTATCAAAGCCATGGGAAGGGGGCAGCTTTTGAAGGCCACAGTGATCAATGCAGACTCAATCGACCACCTTAAAACACTCGAGCCCAACAGCATTGATGCTGTGGTAACAGACCCACCTTATGGGTTGGGCAATTGCTCCTCAAAAGCCATCACAGAGGCCCTCACTAGCTGGCTGGCTGGTGATGAATATCAGCCCAGAGGAGGGGGCTTTATGGGTAAAAGCTGGGATGCTTTTGTACCCGGCCCCGAACTGTGGAGAGAGGTCTATCGAGTGCTCAAGCCGGGTGGCCATGCTGTCATATTTGCGAGCTCGCGCACTGTTGACCTTATGGGTATAGCGGTGAGGCTATCAGGCTTTGAGGTGAGGGATATGCTCCACTGGATCTATGGCAGCGGTTTTCCTAAGAGCCTTGATGTGAGCAAGGCAATCAACAAGCGAGCAGGAGTAAAATTCACAAAACATCCTGCTCTAGGTGTCGGCTTTATGAACGCTCAAATTGATGGATACAATATAACGAAAAATCAACTTCACCAGTCGGGAGAAAGTACAGATCAAGCCAAGCACTGGGAAGGCTGGGGCACAGCCCTCAAGCCAGCGCATGAGCCTATCCTGCTCTGCCGCAAACCACTAGAGGGGGCTGTGGTTGACAATGTTGAGCGGTGGGGTGTGGGGGGGCTCAACATTGATGGATGCAGGATTGAGACTGATGAGTATAGTTTTACGACTCCTAGAACCCAGCAATCTCATATTTATGGGAAGTATGCTCAGCAAGATCCAATGCAAAGCACAGGTCAAGAAATAGGCCGCTGGCCAGCCAACATCCTCCTCGATGACCACGCTGCCTCTCTTGTCGATATACAGGCAGGCCTTGAGGCGAGCCGCTTCTTCTACTGTGCCAAGGCCGAGCGTGGAGAGAGAGAGGCTGGGCTTGATGGAGGAGAGCAGAGAGCCAATGTGCACCCCACAGTAAAGCCCATCGCTGTGATGCGCTGGCTATGTAAGCTCATCACCCCGCCGGGGGGCTTGATCCTTGACCCCTTCAATGGGTCAGGCACCACCGGCTGCGCTGCAGTGCAGCTCGGCTTCAGCTACCTGGGCATAGAGAGAGAGCCTGAATATGCAGCGATTGCACGCGCACGCATAGAGCATTGGGGCTGCATCAAGCTAGAGACAGAAGAGAGACAGGAGACTGCCAAGCAGCAGCTCACTCTATTTTAATAAAAACACCACACAGCACCACTCTCTGCCAAGAGCCTCTGATGTTTACCGACATCAGAGCATTAGGGTGGTGTGTGGTGTTAGGACTTGTCAGCCACACCAATAGTGTGGGGGCTGCTCATATTCCCTCGAGGGAAATAAAAAAGCGCCGAGTCCCCACTCGACGCTCTTCCTCGACACGGCCACAAAGTCCGAGCCTTCAACTTAACTGGGATTTTGTGGCCTTTTGACCTGATGGTCAATAGGGTCAAGCAGAAATAGTTGCTTGACCTGGTCATGTTTTCTCGAGGGCAACAAAAAAAATCGCTTCTAAAGCAGTCGATTGAGCAGCACCCTAAACGCTCGCTCTGCTGTCTGCGGCACCACCCCATTGCCTAGTAGGCGCAGCTCATCTATGCGATTGGTACAGGCTAAATGATTACCCTTATGAAAGGGATCAACCCAGCCAATGGGCAGGCCCATCAGGGTTTCAACCCACCTGGGATTTAATTGTGATTTTTCTAGGTGGCTCCCACTCGAATTGTTCGCAGCCTGTTCTAGCTGGCCATCTGTGGCCAGCACCTGCATCTCTAGAGAGTGCTGCTTGTTGCTGCCATCCTTCCGATATGCTCTGCCCACTCCAACCCAAGGGGCTCCTGATTTTGTCAGCAAGCCAGCCTCTATGCCTATCTGTGAGGCTGTTGGAGAGCGCCAAGAAGAAGACCCGTTTTCTTTGGTGGGGGGCTCCCACTTCAGCCGCGCTGAATACTCCTGCCTCTGCGCTATAACCCAAGCGCTCCAATTCTCTGAGGACATGTAGAGCCACTGGGGTTTCTGCTGGGTCTGCCCATTGATCTCCCTTAAGTTTGGCACTGAGGATGCCCTCAACATTCTCGAGGAAAACAAGGGCAGGTCTGACCACTCTGATTCCTTCTCTGATGTAGGGCCACAGGTGTCTGGGGTCAGAGTCAGCTTTGCGCTGGCCGGTGCTGCTAAATGGTTGGCACGGAAAGCCCCCAGATAACAGGCCCACTCTTTCTCGAAAATGCTCCCATGGGAAGGTCTTAAGATTCGTCCATATAGGCCCTGGAGGAAGCTCCCCCTCTTCAATTTTCGTAACCAAATTGAAGGCGGCGAAAGCTTCGATCTCCACATAAGCGACTGGCTCAAGATCTCCAAAGACTCGAGAGAGGCCGAGGTCAATACCTCCATAGCCTGCGCAGAGTGAGAGGTGGGTAAGTTTTTGGGAAGTATCCACATTTGACCTAGTCTTCAGTTAACTATTCGATGCACCTTCACGCCATGAGAGACGAGATAGAGCACGCCTTCTTTTGAACGGCCGGCCTGCTGATAAATCACCTGCGTGATGCCAGCATGATGAATCAATTTAGCGCAGCTGAGGCATGGAGCTCCTGACACCACCAAGAGAGCCCCCTCAGTCGATGCTCCTCTTCGCGCTGCGTTGGTGATTGCATTGGCCTCTGCGTGATGGCAGCCCACTTCACAGCGCTGCCCTGATGGTATCTCGAGCTCGCTGCGTGTGCATCCATTGGGGCCGCATGATGTAGCAGGCCCTCGAGGTGGCCCATTCCAGCCCTCACTGATGATGATATTCTTGGCAGAGTCGATGATGAGAGCTCCATATTGCGCCCTAGGACAGGGGGAGAGCTCGGCCAATGTGTGACAGTAAGACAGCCGAGCAGCAAGGTGGCGCTTATTCATGGCAGCGGTGCCAGGCAGAGAGTGTGATGGGCCAAAGCTCGGCCACTATATCTGCCACCTGCTGCGCGTATTGCCTGATCTCATATTGCGCTGTGGGGGCTGTGCGCAGCTCGAGAAAATGTAGGAGGGCATGCAAGGAGGCTGTCCAGATCACTTCACTCTGTGTGGCTTGGGGCAATACTGCGCGTGCTTGCTCTCGACACACCCCAAGCTCAATGAGCCTTGTATAGGTGTCCATCGCTGCATCAACGGCCTGCTCATACAAGAATGTGGGCCGGCCCTGTAGCTCGAGCGCCCCTGCAGAGCCCTGCTTAATCCCCTCGCCTTGGCCGCGCCATATGTCAGGATTCCAAGGGGCATGCCGCTCGGCATCATGCTCCACATATCGATAGCTGATCTCATTCCAAGAACAGCCCACCTGATGCTTGCCCCATTGGCGCAGCACAAATATGGGGGCCACGATATGAAAGGAGGCGAAGCAATGCCGCAGGGGTGAGGTGTGCTGATGCTTAATCAGATACTCAATCAGCTTGACCTCACTGGGGCCTACCTCCTCCACCGAGCGCCCCAATGATACTCGAGCGACATTGGCCACCGTGGCATCAGTGCCCATGTGATCTATTAACTTAACGGTCACCATCTCCTCCCATGATGTCATCAAATGCCCCTCGAGGTAGAGGCGTGTGTGGTGGTGCTGCCTGTGGTTGTGGAGCTCCCTGTGGTGGGGTCACTCGAGGTGGCAGCTGCTCTCTAGGTATCCAGCGCGCCACCTCCTCGGGCAAATCATGGTTCTTGAGCTGCGCAAGATCAGCTAAGCGGTGATCACCAGCAAACATAGAGAGGCGCTCAATCACCATCGCCTGCAGCCCCTCAAGCTGTTTGCGCAAAATATCTTTGTCTATCTGCGCATCACGCAGGCGAGCGATGAGGGTATTGCGATCATCATTAAGCTTCTCAATCTCCTCTTTGAGGTGGGCCACATCATCAGGGTCACGGCCGACAAATATGCTGATGGCCATACTGATAGAGCCCACCAGCATGCCAATGATTGAGGTCACAATATCTTTGTTCTTCTCGGGGATGGTGAGGAATGTGAGAAAGGCTATCAGCCCCACCACCAGAGAGAGAAAAATCAGACTAGCCAGCCAACTGCGCAGCGCTTTGTCACCCATGCTCCACCTCCTATTTTTGCGAGAGGGTAGCATACTAGAGAGCACAGATATGGTAGCGCTCGGAGAGCTTGGGGATGCAAGCGCAGGAGCGTAGAGTAGCAGTGCGCTCCCATCCACCTTGAGGCCTGATGTGGCGCATGAGCTCCCAGGCCTCTTCTCGTTCTTCGGATGATAGAGAGAGGCAATCATCAGCCTCGAGTAGCCAGCGCTGCTCTGTGTTGTGCTTGCAGAGAGCGCAGCCACAGCGCGCAAAAGTCACCTCTCGACCATTGGCTAGTCGATGGTGCTCCTCCTCTACGCGCAGCCAGTGGCTCACCCCTCGCCTGCCAACATTTTGCCGAGCTCGGCTTGTAACCACTCCACCTGCGCGGCCCATGCCTCCTGCTGTTGCCGAGCTGCAGTGAGCCTGCGCTGCACTGACTCACCTGTGAGGCCATTGGCAGCTTCTCTCGCATCAGCACCATTGCACGCCAATTGCGCCAGTGTAGTGTGCTCTGGTGATGTCCCATAGGTCAGGATGGCGGCAGCTATTTGGCCAAGTAGGTCAATGCTGTCTGCAGCTAGTTGGTGCTGATTCTGATCTTTACTCATCATACCACCCTAAACCTTTGTGCCTTCACATATGGCGCAGGCCCATCATCTAAAACCATCATGCCCTCAACCCAAATCTGTGCGCCTTGATAAACGCACTGCTGGGCAGTTTCCCCAGAGAATAAGACCCGATAAATCGCATCCTCATTCTTTCGCATGATGCGCTGGTTAGGGATGCGCACAGTGGCCATGCCCTGACCAGAGCTCCACACAATCTCAAGCACCACCCCGATGAGGGTAATGCGTGCAAATCCAATCATGACGAAGCTTGGGGCCAATCTAGATATTTGCAGAGCCCTTGTAGCTGCAGCTCTTTAAGCCGATTGATCTCGACCCATAGCCTGCCATTTTCGGCAGCTAGGAGAGCTAAATAATTCTCAAGAGAGTTTATGCGATCAGCATAATCAGCCTCAGCGCGTTGCACTGGTTTGCTCTGCCTCTGGCCTGTGATGATTTTGCATTGCCGTGGAGTCAGGCTCTTTAGGAGCTCCTCCATATCATCTGCCTGGATTATGCGTGACTCTGGTGGAATCAACCGCTGATTCATCCACCCCACATCAATATCATAGACCTCGTTTATTTTGGTGATGTCCACACTGTCAAATGGGATCTCTCCACGCTTCTTAGATACAGGACGAAGCACGCCAAAGACTGCAAGGCAGCGCATTGCCGCCATGGCATAGATTCTCATGCGTGTGTATTCGTAGTGCGTATCATTCAGATTTATCAATCTCTCAACAAATGCTGACATCTTGATGTTGAGATCTTTGGTGCAGACTAGCTCCTGAATGACAAGCCCCAGCACCTTGATTGCGCTATCTACGCTGCCAGAATAAATCTTTTCAGGCTTATCTACTGGACTCACGCAATGAGCATAGCATGCGCCTAAAGTGATCAAGCCTCTCTCTGTGAGGTTATTCCTTGTCAATAGCTGCGCATATTTGCGCCTCTGCTCATCTGACCCTTTTGTGAGGGCTGATATAAAATCCATATTTCCCATCCTGCCTCAATATGAGGCTTGTTGTTATGCCGAGCGAGGAGGTTAGCCCCAGCCTCCCCCTCCCCAGGCATCTGTGGTTGTTTTGCCCCAGCTGTCTGTGGCTACTGCTGGCTGCTGTGGTGAGGGTGATGGTGATGATGAAGGCTCTGCCTGATCTGTCCTATTTGGACGCTCGAGAAAGATCACATCATTGGCCACAACATCTATAAATTTACGGCCCTGATCATCTTCTCTAGATTCAAGCCTTCCATCCACATAGACCTTTGACCCCTTGGAGAGAAAGCGCTGGCAATTCTCTCCCAACTTCCCCCACGCTTTGATGTTGTGCCACTCTGTACGCTCTTGAGTAGCGCCATCTTTAACCCATCGCTCTGAGGTGGCAATGCCAAATCTTGTGAGATTGTGCCCTGATTGGGTGCTGCGGCTCTCTGGGTCTTTGCCAAGATTGCCTATCAGAATGACTCGATTGACGCTGCCTGCCATGTCTTAATCCTCTGTGGGGGTGCTGTCCTCAATAATCCCCCACGCCTGAGAGATATTCCCTCGCATATCCATTGGGCGCAGCTCATTGAGCGCCTGCTCTACTCTGTCTAGATAGCCAGGAGGACTCCACAGGCTGATGCGCTCATTGAGCTGCTGTAGCTCTGATCTGATCTGCGCCAATCGTGCAGAATCTTCCGGCGTGATCATGGTCATCCCATGCGCCTCATCCTGAAATAATTCCATCTTGCTCCCCATCCATGCCTAGATGCGCCTGCACCTGTGCAAACATGGCTGCCACTGCTTGGGTGCTCGAGGGCCTCTCTGCCGAGCTCACCTCTAGCTGTCGCTTCTCACTCCATCTATCTGGGTGTCTTCGAGCCAACAACCATGCTGCTGCCCTCCAATCGCCTGGGCCTCCCTCGGTGGCTGCTTGGCGCATGATGCGCACTAGGTGGAGCTCGGCAATTGCCTGCGCCTCGATCACATCGGCAGCAAATTGAGCAAATTCAGGAGCTGCCCCCTCTTTGCCCCCCACCTTGAGCCAATTGTAGAAAGTGCCACGGCTGATACCTGCGGCCTCTGCTGCTGCCTCTATCGACACACCCAAAGCAATGTTGCTGCAGATTGCATTGGCAATCGAGGGTTCCAATTTAGTAGGCCGGCCCATATGCCCTCACGCACGCACAATAATTGTATAAAAAAACCTCATCAGTATGGGGGTAGGCGGCTCGGCATCATCAAAAGCCAACCACTGATGAGGCTCTTTAAGGATATGAAAAAGCCCCAAATTGCGCAACTGCAAAGAGGGGCTGCCCTTTATCGCTTAGGTGTTTTGTGGGCCAATATCGAATAAATCAAAAGAGGGCAATCAGTCAATGTGACCTCATGCCCCCTCCAATTTTTCAAAACATTTATGCCAGCCATCAAATGATGAAAGACCCCTTTTGGGGCAGATAAATGAGAGACTACGCTATCACCGTCTACTTTTGCCTGTAAAGGCTATGTGCAATTGCCCATCCCTCGAGGCCCCACGCAGGCGATCAGCCACAGGCGCAGTGAGATAGCCATCCTCACCTGTGAGGCCGAGCTCGACAGGGGTGAGGTTTGAGGCGATAGCTATGGGCAGCCTTGATGCGTGAGCCTCATGAAGTAGCCGATTGATCTCCCTGCGCTCATAGTCTCCCCACTGCATCCCCACCTCATCGATGAGCAGAGCGCGCGCCCCCTTTATCGCCTCCTCTGGCTCAATCTGCTCATAGCCGTCTACTTTATCCATCTGCGCCCCTCGCAGCGCTCGATAGTGGTGAGCCTCGATATAGGCTGCACGCTTCCCCTGTAGTGTGCAATCGAGGGCCAGCCCTACAAGGAGGTGTGTTTTGCCTGTGCCCACCCCACCAGTGAGGATGAGCGCTGGGGCCTCTCCCTCTGCCACCAGCCTGCGCCACTCCTGCACCACCTGGGCAAGGCGGCCGCTCATCTCATAGCGCTCGAGGGTAAGGCGCTGCGCCCCAGCTGGCAGGCGCATGCGCTCAATCGCCCTGAGTGTTTTGTTCTTCAGCCCACAGGGGCACAGGTCAAACATGCGCCGGCCAGCCTCATCTGTGATGCTGGTGCCATGGCCCCCACTGAGGCAGGGGGTGCACTCGAGGCGGCAGCGCTTAATCTGCTTAGCCACAACAATGCGCCTACGCTGTGAGGGGCATACCTCCTTGCCCTCCTCGAGCCTCTCCAGCAGGTTGTCTGGTGGTGGCTCAAGAGCAGCGCGTTGTGCAGCCTCTGCCTCTGCCGAGGCGCTGCGCTTGAATCGAGCAATGATGAGGTCTAGGGCAGGAGATTTGCCTAGGGGTACCAGTTCATCTCTTAATCTCTCCAGCTCTGTCATTTGCTCATCCTCATCCTCTCTGCAATGCGCGCTCGCTTCTCTCTGATGCGTGCATGGAATCTCTCAA